AATATGGTGCTACAATTGGTAGTGATGGAACTATAAATATAGATTTGACAAAATAATGGGTAAAGTTGTTTTAAATACGCCACAAGGTAAAGTTAACATCACGATTGCGGGTGACAAGCCTACACTTGAAGAATCAATACAAATTAACAACATCATAAGGCAATCAGGTGCTGGACAGTTAATGTCAAAAGAAGAGCCAAATGTTGCCGATAAAGTCGAACAATTGTTTGATACTAGCACAGGTATAAAAAGTAATGCTTTGCGTTCTGCTTTAAGTGTTGCGGAAACAAAAGAAGAAGAAGATGCAATACTTCGTAAGTTTGATTTAAATGATGATGACTTTTTGCGAGATAACAGAGGAAGATTGGCTCTTACACCTACTGGTGCATCTAAGTTTGGACAGGAAACTGATAAAAATATACTGATTGATGAAGAAGGTTTTAGTAAGTACGACTTCTCTGATCTTGCGGGTATAGTACCAGAACTAGTGGGTGGTGTTACTGGAGCTATAACTGGTCAGTTAGCTATACCAATTCCTATACTTGGTGCTGCTATAGGTGCTGGTATAGGATCTGGTGGAGGTCAAGCTGTAGAAGAATTAGGTGAAGCTGTTGCGGGTGTGCAAAAGCAAGACATTAAAGATATAGCTGGTGATGGTGCTAAAGAAGCAACAATCGGTTTTGTTAGTGATTTAACTTTCGGTTTAGCTGCTGGTGCCTTTAGAGCTGTAAGACGAGGAGTAACACCAGGAAAAGATTTGACAGCCACAGAGCTTGAGACAGCAGGTCTGTCAACATCACCGCCAATTGATGAGGCTGGTAACGTAATTAAACCAGAAGATTTTGCAAGATTATCTTCTGATGAAAAGATTCAAGCTGTAAATCGTGTTGTTACAAAAGAAGATGGGACAGTTGTTCGGGGTGGTTTTGGTGTAAAGCCTACATTGTCAGCTATTAGAGCACCTTCAATTGTAGCAAGAGTGCAAGCTATTGGTGAAAAGATATTTAAAACATCAGATAGATTAAAAAATAACAATGATGTCATCAAGCAAGTGATTGATGCTTACAAAGAAAAGTTTGGTTTAGAAGGAGCCGATGCAGTTGATGTTGGACAGATACTAAAACGAGGTATGGTTGATAACAATGAAGAATTGATACGAGCTGAAAAGAGAGCACAAAAACAAATTATAGATCAAATGAAAAATGCCGTTGGTGTTTTTAGAAGAGCTGCTGATGAAAATGGCTCTGTTGATGATGATTTGTTCACCATATTTAAAGATGCTTCGGATGAGTTTGATACATTCATATCAGGTAAATTTAGAGCTGTTGATGATATTTTAAGAGATGATGCTGGCTCTGGTCGTCAAGGTATAATGTTTATTAATAATTTTGCAGATCATTTAAAAAGAATTAAAAGTGATTACGCACCACAAATTGCAAGCTCTAAAAGCCAAGATGGTCAATCCTTTAGAGATATATTAAGTCAATTTGAGAGCATAGGAGGCAAAATAGATCAGGGTTTGGCTAAACCAGTTTCTTTTAATCAACTCTATAATTTAAGAAAAGAAATAAGTGATTTAAGAATGAGTTCTAACGATACTGTTAAAAAAGAACTTGTGAATGCAAATGGAACAGGATTGCTAGATGAAATTGACAACATGTTCAAACAAATGGGTGACGAAAACAGTCAGCTATTTAGAGATTTGTCTGGAAGATTAGGTAACACTGCAACAGCTAATAAATTTCGCAAGGCTGGAGAAACATTAAGAGCAGCACAAGCTGAATTTTTTGAAGGCAGAAGTATTTTAGAAGATCTGTATGCTTCACAAGCAATAAAAAATTTAGCTAACTACAGAACACTTCCAGGTGAACTTGATAAAGCACCAATGAATATTGATATTTATAAAAATATCGTTAAGCCAAATAATCCACAATTTTTAAGAAGAGCAACAGACTTTTTAAGAGAATATGGTGGCACAGCTAGTAGATCTGGAGACGAAGTTGCAGATGAGTTTATTGCAAGAGCATCTAATCAGTTTTTAGAAGATGCTATAGAAACATCAGGAATTAAAAACTTTAAAAATGTAAAAGACTTTAACGGTGCAAAGTTTGCGATGGCTATAAAAGGTCTTGGTTCGACAGCAAAAGAATTGTTTGGTGATAAAACAAATGAGATCTTAAAGTTAGCTGATGAAATCGGTGGCGTTAAAATATCAGGATTACAAGCAAGAAATGTTTTAGATCAATACAGAGATGCAGTTGGAGAAGGTGGTACTGAAAGTATAAACGGATTGTTACGAGGGATGGAAAGCCTAGCTGAAACTCAAAAAATATTAGCTAGAGAACAGAAAAATAGAATTATAAATAAATTACAAGACGAAACATTAGACTTAGATCCATTAGAAGCTTCAAGGTTTTTAGTACAAAAACAAACTAAAAACTCTGAGATAAGACCAATTATTAATTATTTCGTAAGAAATCAAGATGATGCTGCGTTACAAAAAATTAGATCATATTACATAAATAGCATGATTGATGACTTTGGTGAGTCAGTAATGACAGATGGTAAGTCATTAAATGCTTTTGCAGATAGAATATTAGACGCTGCAGCAGATGGTAAACTCCGAACAATTTTCCCTGGCGGTGTTGGTGAAAGCATGGAAAAGTTTGGTAAAATACTTAAATTTAACGCTAGAGCAGCAGAGGGTGGTGATCTTGTTGCAGCGAACATAGCTGCTTCGCCATTCCAAAACATAGGAAAGCTTGCAAAATTTACTATATTAGGCAACAGAATGTTATCACAAAGTTATTATGATGACATCATATCTCAATATAATAACATTACTTTAAAACAATTTAAGAAACCAGCAGACAGAGCAAAAAGTCTAGGATCTATAATTGGTAAAGCTTTAAGTCAATCAACTGGTCAAACACTTGATAATGCTATTACTGAAGCAGAAAATCAAGTTGATGCTGTTTTAGAAAGCTCTGGTGTAAAAAACCAAATACAAAACGTAACTCAACAATTGAAACCAGCAATAAATCAAGCAAGAAACTTGACTGCATCAGCTCCAAACGTAAACCCACCAGCAGCAGGAACTCAACTTGCTGGTATAAACATATCTAATCCAGCTAATGCTTTCTCGTTAGGTCTTAGTCCACAAAACATAGCAATAGCACAAAGAACAAGGGGAACTCCGTGAATATAGAACAGTTAAGAGAAGACCTCAAAAGAGATGAGGGCTGCGTTTACTCCGTGTACTTAGACCATTTAAATTTACCTACGATAGGTATTGGGCACCTTGTGACTGAATGGGATGAAGAGTATGGTAAACCAGTTGGTACTACAGTTTCCGAAGATCGTGTCAATGAATTATTTGACAAAGATGTCCAGGTGACAATAGAAGAATGCGAACAATTATTCGGAAACTTTCAGGACCTTCCAGAAGAAGTACAGCAAATATTAGCTAATATGATGTTTAATCTTGGCAGACCAAGGCTCTCCAAGTTCAGACGCTTATGCAAAGCTGTAGCTGAAAGAGATTGGCAAGAAGCTGCAGTTCAGATGGAAGATTCAAAATGGCACAAGCAAGTTCCTAATCGTGCAAACAGATTAATAGAGAGAATGAAAGCAGTAACTACTTAATCTTTCTTCTTCTTGATAATACTCTGTGTCCTTTTTTAGCATACTTGTCTGCATCTTTTTTAATGTAGGTTTCTTTTATTAATTTTTTGTCTTCATAAATATAATATTTTGTATATGTGTAATTTTGCATTTAATCTCTTGAATGCAAGCTATTTATTGCACCTAATCCTAAACTGGTAACTTTGTTTTTATATTTGTCATATTCTTCTTTATCAAATTCACGATCTATAAAAATACTTAATTGTTGTCTAATGTTTCTTCTCTGATGTTCACATATATTTACTAATTTTTCATAACTTTTACGATCCAAGCCAACAGACTTGAATTTTGAAATATCTGTCATTATACTACCTCCATGACCCATAAATACCCAATTATACCCAAAAAAACCCGTAGACCAAACAAATATTTTGCAAAAAAAACGCTTGCTTTTGGTGAAAAATTTGATTCGAAATGGGAAGCAGAGCGTTTTGGGCAATTAAAAGCAATGGAAAGAGCGGGTGTAGTTGATCAATTAGAAAGACAAGTCAAGTACGAATTAAAGATTAATGATGTGAAAATATGCAATTATATAGCAGACTTTACATATTTATTAATTGAGGAAGATGGCTCATCAAGATTTATAGTTGAAGATGCTAAAGGCGTTCTCACACCTGAATTTAAGCTAAAGAAAAAGCTTATGCTCGCCATACATAATATAGATATTTTTCTCAGTTTCAAAAAAAAATGATAGTTTAAGTATTGACATCTATGTAATGATGTCTATATTTAACCTTGCAAGTAGAAATTTTAATGAAAGTGAGGTTAGTATGGAACGGAATTTCTATGACATGAGTGATCAAGAACTTTTACAGGCAAAGTTGTCTTTAAAACGTGATATTGATCGATGCAAAAAGAAAATGGAAGAGCTTAACGGTTATCTTAATGAAAGATATTTTAGTATTGCTCGTGAAGATTTGCAAAGACAAGGCAAAGATTTCGGTACGACTACTGTATTTTCTGATCAAGAAGACAAAGTTAAGGTCTCTATTGCAAAAAAAGTAACATGGGATCAGCAAGCATTGCGTGATGCTTTCGATAGTATGGATGCCGATGATGCTCGACACTATGCAAAAGTCACATATTCAGTT